GACATGAACGAGCTGATGAAAGAGGAGCTAGCGCTTGAGGCGATCAACATTCCATCGCGTCGTTGTGCATCGATCACGATGACGGAGGAACTGTTTAGGGCGGTCAAGCGTGCGGCAAGGGAGGCGGATGAACCGTTGACCGTGTGGTGCCGAGAGGCGATCAAACGAAGGCTGGAGGGGGTCTAGTGCCCCCCTTTTTTTGTGGTATTCTCTGCAGGCAATGAATATTTCACATGGAACGCACCCAATTCCTGCAGGTTCGTATCGACCAAGCAGTCGTCAAGCGCATTGATGACCTGCGTCATTCCAGCCAAAGCCGCACCGAATGGATTAACCGCACACTAATGCGTGCCTGCGCCATAGCCGAAACATCTGAGCTATATCACGAGATTGTCGAATGAGCGACATCATCCAACAGGCTTTTGGCGACGAGCCCCTCAACCTCTCGCCCCTTGAGCGTGACATTGAGTTCAGCAGCTATCAGATGCTCGCTTTTGCATCAGTGCTCGAGCCTGCACCGTTCAGCGAACTCTTGGCAGCCCAAGGCTTTTATTCCAAAGCTTTTCAGGAGCATTCAGACAAAGGCCTCAGTGCTATTGAAAATGCCACACCCGACAGTCGTTCGGATGAGCTGAAAGCTTTTCACGAATTAGAGCGACTAGGCGTCTATTCCCAGTCCGATTTCTTCTCCCCTTCAAAGGCAAAAAATGGTTTCTACACCGAAAGACTCAAGCAGCATAAAACCGGCAATGCAGAGGGCTCTACAGGAGCTCGAGGAGCACGCCAGCCTCCTGATCAAGACCGAGCCAGAGAGAAACTGGCTCTCCCTGATGAGAAACAAAGCAGGCAGCTTGAGCGTCGATCTCGACGTAAAAGACTTTGATCTGCAGCGTTATTTGGATCGGGCTGAGGCTGCCCTCAATCCAGTCAGATATTACACCGCTGGCGAACGGCTTCAGGCCACTGAATCGGTTTTCCTGCTTGATGGTCTGATCAAGATGGGTGAGGCGAACATGATCGTTGGTCAGCCCAAGGTTGGCAAATCATCCTTTTCAACTGGCCTCATCGCAGCGCTTAGGGACAAACGCCAACAGTTCCTTGGCCGCGACCTCATGCTGCCAGGAGAGCGGATGCCTGTGCTGGTGTTTGGCACTGACCAAAGCGAAGGCGATTGGCTTCACTTTTTAAGGCGAGAGGATCTCGTCACTGAAGACACTCAGGAGCTGAACGGTCTCGACTTTTTCTGCAGCATGGAAGCTGGGCAGGAATACAACTTCACGCGAGACGGTCTCAAGGCCATGCGTGAGCAGATCGAAAAGCATCAGTTCCCCTTGGTGGTGATCGACTCCCTCAGCTCAATGATGGAACCGACGGGGATCGAGGAGAACAGCAGCCGTTTCGCTCAACCAATCCGTCAAGCCATCAACCAGCTGCGGAAGACGGGTGCCACGTTGCTGATCATTCACCACAGCGTCAAACGCCCTAACACCTGGGACTGGATCACAGAGTGCCGCGGTAGCAGCTCAATCAGCTCAGTGTTCAGCTGGGGGATTCTGATGCGATGGGTTGCCCAGGAGGACGAGGGTCTAGCGAGAACAGACAAGCGTGTTGGTTTTACCGGCAAGGGCCGCGGCAGCGGCGAGACAGGCGGTGTGATGGCTGAGTACCTGAAGGACGGTGGTTGGACCTACCTGGACGGTTTAGAGGCGGCTCAGCAGGCCGAGAGGTCCCTGCAGAAGATCATGGAGCTTGGAGGGGTTCGGGCGTTGGTGTTCGACGTGCTGACGCAGCGGGACGAGATGAACGTGGACATTTCCCCCGACGAGATTGCCACAGAGCTGAACAAGCAGAGATCGGCGGTTAATCGTGAGCTGCGTGCTTTGAGGGGGAAAGGCCTTGCTCTTATTGCGAGAGAGGAGCAGGTCGCAGGTGCACGTCGTCCGACTCGGTTCTGGGAGCTTTCACCTTCTGCGAAGGCTGCTGTGAGCGATTTCCCTCTGAGAGGCTCAGAACGCGGTTTTTTGGTTCCTGATGTTTCTTTATCAGAGAAAAACTTAAAAAACATGAATTACAACTCTCAGGACAGTATGAACGTACTAGAGCCTGAAACAAAGGAAACACCTGCAATCAGGACCCGTGTTGAGCGGTTGATTGGTGATCGTTGGGAGGCTGGTTGGCTTGTTTACGACAATCACCACCCCGATAGCATCACTATTGAGAAACTGGGCAACGTCAACCTGCGCATCAAGAACATGCGCTGGGGAATGGACCTAAGACCTGAATCGACCGTTGTTGAGCCCAGTCTTGATTGGTAGGCGCTATGCCTCTTATTGTGACGATGCTTGAACTGGTATAGCCACCTACCCGCCCCCATCCCCTCGTGCTATAATTGCTGTAGCCCAGGGATGGGCTGTACCTCGACAACGAAACACCATGGGACGCATCGCCGACCAACTCCGTCAACTCAAGCAGCAGATGGAGGATTCGGACCGGAAGCTAATGGAGCTCATTGAGGCCCATTGCAACGAATCCGAACAAGCCTGGCAGTGGCTCGAAGAAGAGCTGCTCAAGGACTAACAGACTGGGGACCTACGGGTCCCCTTTTTTTATGGAAAAAAGCCGGTTGGAGCGTGAGCTAATGATCGATCAGGTCATGGAAATCAAAAAGCAGCTCAACCAGCAGGCGTTAAAGCTTGTCGGGCTTATTGACCAGTACCGCTACCAGTCCGACGAGATGCTTGATGAGCTTCTTGAGTTTCTTGATGACGCCTGAACGTCGTCCCCAGGTCCTGTCATACGGCAGCGGTTCTGTGCCGTATTCAAACGTGTCATAGTCCTGGTCGTTCCGAGGGTCAATCATCGTGCTATATTTTCTTTGTCCCGAGAGGGATGCACCCCGACCCTAGACCTCATGAAACCATTAGTCTTTTGCCTCATTTCCTGCGGTCTCGCTCTCGCAGTCAACTCCCACGTCAACAGCATGAACCTCAGCACTGATGAGTGCATCAACCTCTTGACCCATGAAGGCTGGGAGCACCTCGAAACACGAGATGGCACTAAATTCACCGACAACTACCTCATGCGTCCGCCAAACTCATCAGAAGCAAAATGGTTTCGCGCTGGTGCCCTCAAGGCACTCGTGCTACACACCATCTAGCCCTCGGTCGGGGAGCCTGCAATACAAAACCTGCGTGACGCAGGAAATACAGGGCGGTCGAATTGAGGCGGCTGATCTATCCCCCGACCTTAAAATCCAAACACACGCAGGAGACTGCATGATCCCCATCTACCTCTCTCGCTACGACACGCTCCTTCAACCCATGAAGGGGCTTTTTTTCTACGAAGACATTCACCGCTACCGTCATGAAAATCAATGGATTCGAGATTCGATCTCATCTGTCATCAGTCCAAAAACAAAGGATGAACAGGAACATATGGATCGCACTTATCGCGCTGAATCAGAGCGCGGTACATACATCCACAATTGGATCGAGAATTGGCTCACTTACGGTCGCGAGGGAGATCCTGGGGAATACTCACCGTGGATACAACAGATAAAGAACCACTACATCTGGGCGGACCATGATCCTGTTTGTTGTGAGCTTCGTCTTGTTGACACTGAGCACAGCATTGCTGGCTCACTGGATTGCATTCTTGTCAATTCCCTCAACCAATACGTCCTCTGCGACTGGAAGACCAAATCCGAAACCTCTGGTAAACGACTCTCGTCAGTCAAGGCTCAGCTCGGTGGTTACTACGACTTACTGCAACGAGTTCATCCAGAGTTCAAAATCTCGCTTTGCATGGCAGCATTCATCAGACCAAACTGTGTAGAGATCGAGGCCTTCCAGCCACAAGACGCCCACCGTCGTTACCTCGATGCACGCAAGCGGCATCTAGACAAACAACCCTCATTCGACTTCTGATGATCCCTCAGCACTACAAGCGGTGGCCCGTGTGGGCAATGAAACTGGCACTGGGCGGCTATATAAAATCATTCCATTGGCTATATAATCTCATGGTGTTCGTCGGTGTTCGCGTCGCCACTCTCGAGGCCCACATTCGCTACCGCCAAGACGAACACACTTCCTCCGATCAAATCCTCAATGACCTCATCCCCCCGTCACGGCGAGAGCCAACAAGTGACCTCCAGCAATCAAGAGAGCGACGATCCTTCCTTGAAGAATGCTTCAATTCTCCTGACGGATCTCCTCCTACTCGATAAGCGCTACGCCGACGAAATTAAGAAAATTCAAGCCGAACGTGATCGCATCACCGACCTCCTTGAAGATGCCTTCACCGCAGGCAAAATCCCTGATCGCAACAACATCGATGGGATGACCTGTTACCGCACTCACTCAGGTCGCTGGACTTACTCCAAAGCTGTCAAAGAGTTACAAGAGCAAGAAAAGCTCAACGGTCAAGCCTCCTACAAGGAAAATGATCGTGCCTCCTGGACACGCAAATACGCATGACCTATGAATTTCTTGTCCTCGGAAAGCCCGCCCCGCAAGGTAGCAAGCGTTTGCTTGGCACTGCCCTTATTGAGTCTTCACCTAGCCTCAAGCCTTGGCGTACAGACTGCAAAATGTCTGCGCTCCAATCTCGCCCAAGCGATTGGACATTGGATCAGCCCATACGAATTAGCGTTGACTTTCGCTTCAAGCGACCTAAGTCACACTGCAACCGGTCTGGCGTCCGCCCGAATGCTCCTCGATTCCCACAAACTCGCTCAGTCGGCGACGTCGATAAGCTCAGCCGGGCGTTGCTCGATTCATTAGATCAAGTCGTCTATAACGACGACTCCCAAGTAGTCAGCCTCAACGCCACCAAGTCCTACTGCTCAGACGATGAACCTCAGGGCGCTTTCGTCACCATCACTCAACTATGAAATCATCAACCTCAAAACGCACTCGCGTTGAAGTCTCCCTAAACGCCGTAGAAAAAACCCTCATCGACAGTGATGTTGAACTCCTAGGGCTGACACGCGCCGAAGCAATTCGTCGTCGTGCCTTCAAGTCCAACACCGAGGACTGTGATCTAGCAAAATACCGCAAGGCCGTGGCCGCCGCCGCACACGTTGCCTCAGGTCAGCTACCACCCGCCACAATCGAGGCAATCGCCGCCGCCGTAATCAACGTCCTCGCCACCAAAAACTAATGTCAAACGGAGATGTAAACGAACAGCAGATCGCCGAACTAGGCGCTCGCTATGAAGCAGTTCGCATGAATTACTTCGAGTCCCGTGGTGATGCCGAAAGCTACCTCGAAGCTGAAATGGCCTTCAAGCGTTGGACCGCACGGGCCAATGACATGCACCGTCTTGTCCACCGTGACCCTGAAACCAAACTCACAACGGGTACAGTTTCATTCTTGTCCAAACGTGGCTGGATGCCCCCCATCACCAAGTAACCTTGCTTCGCCCTTTACAACGACGCAGCAAACTGACCTGATCGGTCCATGTAAGTCCAACTCCTTCCAGTACCTAGGATCTCTCAGCAGCGTGGTGGCTCCAGGGAGGTCCTTTTTATTGCGCTATAACTGACCCACTACACTTAAGGCATGAAGAAGGCCACGAACGCCGAATCTAAGTTCCGCACCGATGCGGTCTATAAGCTCCTTGGTCAAGGCTGGTCTCGTACACAAATTCAGGAATTTACCGAGCAAAAATGGGGGATTGGAAGAACCCAAACCGATGCGTACATAAGAAAAGCAAGAATTTTGTTGGAGCAGGATTGCGATCTAGAGCGTCCAGCATGGATTGCAGAGGCGTTGCAGCGACTCCGTAAGCTTGAGCAGAAGGCCGCCGAGAAGGGGCAAATCAACGCCGCCATCCAGGCCATCCAGCAGCAGGCCAAGCTCATTGGTCTTGATACATGATTGAGTTCGACGTGCAGCTAACTACCGATGACATGTATCGAATCTGTGCTGTTGATGATGGGATCGAAGCATGCACTACCGTCAGCTCCGCACATCTGATCGAACCTAAAAAGAAATATCTGATCGCCAACATTGAGCGTCAAAGGAGCAAACGATGAACGAACACGAGGACATCATTGAGCTTCAGCTGACCGAGACCGCAGCACGGATACTGCGTAACTCCGTGACCGTGGCAATACAGTATTGGCCTGGCGGTGACCCCGAGGAACAGGAGAACATGAAATACATGGAGTCGCTGTTAAATTCAGTCCTACTTGAATTCACATACGAGAATTCATGAGCCTGCTGTCAGCAGCACCCACGGGCAAACTTCTCGAACCAATCGTTGAGGCCCGTGATGATAAAGACTGGAGTCCGCTTGCTAAGCAGCTTTACGATGGGTTGACGGTCCCTCAACGGGAGGTGTGGGATGCACCCACTCGATTTAAGCTCCTCTGCTCCGGGCGTCGATTTGGCAAGACATATCTATGTATCTCTCGTCTTGTTGCGTGGGCTATTGAACGACCTGGCACGCTGAATTGGTACGTCACGCAGAATTACAAATCAGCCAAACAGATTGCATGGCGCCAGCTCAAGACCATGGTGCCAATGGAGATGTTCGTAAAAAAGAACGAGTCCGAGCTGAGTGTTGAATTAACTAATGGCAGCGTGATCCAACTGAAGGGCGCTGAGAATGCAGATTCTTTGCGTGGCGTTTCACTATCGAGCCTGATCGTTGATGAAGCGGCCTATGTCAAACAGGAAGCATGGGAGATGGTGCTGCGACCAGCATTGTCAGACCAAGGTGGTCCTGCATGGTTCATCACAACGCCAGCTGGTCTGAACTGGTTTCATGATCTATGGGAGCAGGCACAGGAACAACCCGATTGGTCAACGCATAGCTACACCACGATTGAAGGTGGCAACGTCCCGGCGGAAGAGATCGAGGCCGCGAAGCGTACGCTAGATGACAGAACTTTTAGGCAAGAGTACCTAGCCTCATTCGAGACGCTGACAGGTCGTGTTTATCCCGACTTTTCCAACGACAATATCTCTGAAGAAATTGAGGACACTGGCGGGGACATCCTTTGGGGTACTGACTTCAACGTGTCGGTTATGGCTGGCGTTCTTGCAAGCCGTGTGGGCGATACGATTCACATCTGGGATGAGCTGGCCGTTAAACAGTCCAATACCGACGAAGTGTGCGCCCTGTTGGCACAGCGTTTCCCTGGACGGAATATCGTTGCCTACCCCGACCCGACCGGATCCGCAAGAAAAACGTCCGCGGCCGGTGAAACAGATCATGGCATCATTCGGCGCTATGGCTTTAAGTGCATTAGCCCTAAGCATCCATGGGCGGTAAAGGACAAAATCAATAGCACCAACTGGTTGGTGAAGAATGCCTCCGGTCAGATCAAGCTATTTATCCACCCACGGTGTAAGCACACGATCAAGGCATTGAAGAACGTGACCTATAAGGAAGGCGCTGAGGACTATGTGATTGATAAGACCGCCAACATCGAGCACTGGACGGACGGGCTTGGGTATCTAGTGCTTGGTGCCTTTAACCAGATGAAGCCATGGCAAACTGGTAGTAGCAAGAAAATCAGGGTGTGGTGATGCAGGGCTATTCCAGGAAGAACCCATTCGGCATGGGATTCGATAAGCGACCCTTCATGCCCAACATGAACGTGGTTGAGGAGCGTGACCTCTATCGCGTTACTGGCATCGAGATGCAGGAGTACACCCCACCATCCGCCACTAACGAGCACGAGATGGTCTGTTTTGACCCACCAACCTGGCGCGCGCTCCACGGTGAGCCGTGCGACCCCTAGCTATATTTATTACCTGGCTCAGCTGCCACGGCTCCTTGTCGGTAATAAGGACTTCAGAACCCCTTGGTGCTTGGCGGTGCTCGAGGGGTTTTGTTGTGTCTAGGTAGGCAAGAGGTCGGAGATCATCTGTTTGAAGATTGCCTTTTGTGCTTCCATCGCGTCTACCAGCTCAACAACGCACTCACGGAGTTTTGCTACATCGTCACAGTCTTCGACTTCCCGCTTGACTGTCTGCAACAAGAATTCTCTCGCTAGTGAATCTCGGATCTCGCCTTGATCCATTTGCGCTAGCTCCCGTGGGGATAGGATCAGTTTAGTGAGCGGAATCTACCGCTTAAACTTGTTGTAAAGCGCGTATGGAATGACCAGCTCATATCCCAGTGGTATCTACCCGCAGCGTGGGCAGGATTCGCTATATCCAATAGGTGAGCTGGATGAGGAATATCAGGTAACAGGACCAGGCGATGACCCGTCGTACGAGTCTGATGCCTACCTGCACATGTCCCAGAATTGGGATCCCATCGACTGTGTTGT